ACACTGATGAAGATTATGTAGTCGCGATTGATACTGATTCAATTTATGTTCGATTTGATGAATTGATTAAGAAAGTAAATCCAAAGAATCCTGTAGAATTTCTAGATACGATTGCAAAAGAAAAGATAGAGCCAATGATAAATGATTCGTATGAAGAGCTGGCTTCGTATATGAATGCTTATGAAAATAAAATGAATATGTGCAGAGAGGTTATTGCCGATAAAGGTATCTGGACAGCAAAGAAACGGTACATTCTTAATGTATATGATTCAGAAGGTGTAAGATATAAAACCCCACGATTAAAAATGATGGGAATAGAAACTGCTAAATCATCAACGCCGATGTGGTGTAGAAAAAAGTTAGAACAGGGTATTAGAGTGTTGATGAATCAAACTGAATCTGATGTATGGCAATTTATTATAGATTCAAAAAATGAATTTAATAAATTACCGATTGAAGAAATATCATTTCCGCGAGGTGTACAAAATGTGAATAAGTATGAGAATGCGGCATCAATATATAAAAAAGGAACACCAATTCATGTAAGGGGCTCATTACTTTACAATAACTATTTGTCTAAATACAATATAGATAAGAAGTATCCTGTTATTACAAATGGCGAGAAAGTCAAGTTTTGTTATTTGAAAATGCCTAATGTAATTAACGAAAATGTGATATCTTTTGTCAATGCACTACCTAAAGAGTTTGAATTAGAACCTTATATTGATTACGACACACAATTCAGTAAATCTTTTGTAGAGCCTTTAGGTGTAATTTTAAATAAAATCGGGTGGACTACTGAACCAGTATCTACTCTTGATAATTTTTTTGGGTAATATGGATAACCGATTGACAGAATCGGGTTTTATGTTATAATAATACTATGGATGAAATTAGTTATATTTTTCTGACTCTCCATTTAATTACTTGGTTATTACTAATATTAGTATTTATAGAACTATATTCATTTAAAAAAGAAGTCAGACTATCTATAGATTATGAAACTACTCTGAAAAAGAAGCGGAGAGAGTTAAGAAACGGAGATTGATTATGAGTTATTTGAAAAATCTGATCAAAACGACAGGTAATGAGTTTGCTTCAATAGTAGAAGACGGTGTACAGGCTGCTGATGTTAGTGGTTACATTGACACAGGTTCTTATATCTTTAATGCTCTATTATCTGGTTCAATATATGATGGACTACCTAATAATAAGATCACAGCTTTAGCTGGGGAGTCTGCTACAGGTAAAACATACTTTGCACTTGGTATGTGTAAACAATTCTTAGATGATAATCCAGAAGCTGCGGTTATTTACTTTGAATCAGAAAGTGCTACATCAAAGAAAATGATTGAGGAAAGAGGAATTGATTCTTCTAGAATCGTCATTGTTCCTGTTACAACAGTTCAAGAATTCAGAACCCAATCTATTCGTATTTTAGACAAATATATAGAAGATAAAACAGATATGAAAATGTTATTTGTTTTAGATTCACTTGGTATGTTATCTACTACGAAAGAGATTGAAGATACAGCTAGTGGTTCTGAAACTAGAGATATGACTAGAGCTCAATTAGTGAAAGGAGCGTTTCGTGTATTAACACTTAAACTTGGTAAAGCTGGGGTTCCATTAATCGTAACAAACCATACTTATGATGAAATGGGATTATTTGCTAGAAAAGTTATGGGTGGTGGAAGTGGACTTAAATACGCAGCATCTTCTATTATTTTTCTCTCTAAAAAGAAAGAGAAAGATGGAACAGAAGTTATCGGTAATATCATTCATTGTAAGAATGAGAAATCAAGATTAACAGTTGAACATAAAATGGTAGATGTTATGTTAAGATATCAAGAAGGTTTAGATAGATATTATGGTCTGATTGACTTAGCTGTTAAATATGGTATCTTTAAGAAATTATCTACTAGAGTTGAGTTGCCTGATGGTACTACTCAATTCAGTAAAACAATTAACAACAATCCACAGAAATACTTCACAAAAGAAGTGTTAGATAAATTAAACGAAGCAGCTAAACAAGAATTTTTATATGGCAACGAGACTAGAACAGACAATACTCAAGAATCTGATAACGAATGAAGAATATACTAGAAAAGTATTACCTTATATAAAATCAGAATTCTTTCAAGAAAGGGACGAGTCGTTTCTTTTCAAACAAATTAGAGAATACTTCTTACAGTATAAATCTGTACCCACACCTGAAGCTTTGATAATTGACATTGACGAAAAAGATGATGTTGATGCTCAATTACTTTCAGAGACAACAAACCTTATTCAAGAAATAAAGGGAGATAAGACAAATACTCCTGAAAAATGGTTAATTGATTCTACAGAAAAATGGTGTAAAGACAGGGCAATATACAATGGAGTAATGAGCTCTATTGAGATTATTCAAGATAAAGATGGTAGTAAAGGTCAGATTCCTGACATTTTACGAGATGCTTTATCAGTATCTTTTGATACAAATATTGGACATGATTTTTTAGATGATTGGGAGCCACGATATGATTTTTATCATACAGAAGAAGAAAGAGTTCCTTTTGATTTAGAGTTAATGAATAAAATCACAAAAGGTGGTTTACCAAATAAGACTTTGAATATTTGTATGGCTGGAACTGGAGTGGGTAAAACTTTATTCATGTGTCATGTTGCTGCTAGTTGTTTAATTCAAGGCAAGAATGTTTTATACATTACTTTAGAAATGGCTGAGGAGAAGATCGCTGAAAGAATAGATGCTAATCTATTAGACATATCTCTTAATGATTTACAAGACTTGCCTAAATCAATGTATAAAAAGAAGATCAAAAGAGTTCAAGAAAAGACAAAAGGGAAATTAATCATTAAAGAATATCCAACTGCTTCAGCTCATTCAGGTCATGTAAGACATTTATTACAAGAACTAGATTTAAAGAGAAGTTTTAAACCACATATTATATTCATTGATTATTTAAATATCTGTGCTTCATTTAGAATTCGGCCTGGTGGTAATATGAATACTTACACTTATGTCAAAGCTATTGCAGAAGAATTCAGAGGATTAGCAGTAGAATTTAATGTTCCAATCATGTCTGCTACTCAAACAAATAGAACAGGATTTGTATCAACTGATGTAGGATTAGAAGATACTGCTGAGTCATTCGGGTTACCGGCCACAGCTGATTTTATGTTTGCTTTGATATCTACAGAAGATTTACAAGAATTAGATCAAGTAATGATAAAACAGTTAAAGAATAGATATAATGATATAACATATCATAAAAGATTTGTTGTAGGAGTTGATAGACCAAAAATGAGATTGTATGATTGTGAACAAACAGCTCAAGATGAATTAGTTGATATTGGACCAGTTTTTGATAAGACTACATCAGGTGAGAGGGTCGCATCAGAAAAGACAGAACATTTTAAGTATTGACACCGCATGTACACTTTTGTTATAATATAACCATGAGTAAAGTAAAACAAATATTTTTAGACCAAGACGGTGTTTTAGCCGATTTTGAGTCTGGTTTAACAAAGGCAATGGGTTATAAAATTAGTCTAGAAGATGAGCACGCTGTTTACGAGGCTGAAAAACGAAAATTAACAGCTCAAAGATTATTCAGAAATCTTGAACCTTTGCCTGATGCTTGGAAGTTAGTAGATTATTGTATGAATTCGGGTATTCATACAGAGATATTAACAGCAGCAGGAACTGTAAATAGAACTCTTGTTATTAAAGATAAAATTGATTGGATACGAAGGTATGTACATCCACATTGGATAGTTATCCCCACATTTAGTGGTAGTCAAAAATCGGCATTTGCACATAAGAAAGCTGTTTTAATTGACGATAGGCAACAAAATATTGATTGTTGGATAAAGGCAGGTGGAATTGGTATTCTACATAAAACTGCGGATGATACTATAAAAGAATTAGACTATATAATTAGTGATGGCCACAACGAATAAAAATAAAGGGATAATCAAAGAGAAATCCCTAATGGATATTCTTAACAGAAAGGTTGAGTTAAGAAAAGAACTCATTGTGC